GGAGTAGTGTTGTTGTGGGTAGTAGAAAATTTCCCACCACCTAAAAGGGTACTAGGGTACTCGTGCAAAGGGTACTTGGGTACTGGTATCCTTTTGGTATAAGGGTACTTGACTACGACATAAGACAACAAAGGGTACTGATTAGATCTATTAGGGTACTGACTAAGTTGTTATAAGATCAGATGCAACAGGGAACAGATCAGGCTACATTTAGCACTCTATATAGTAGAGTGATAAAGTAATTATTAAAATATTTGACTATCGCATTATAATGTGATAGTATAATGGTATAAGAAAGGATGCCAGGATTGGCAAAGGGTGACAAAATGGAAAGATATTATGAAATTTATGATAATTATGAATGTAACTGGGAATTAATCGGAATTGTTACAAATTTAAAGGAAGCTAAAAAGATAATGAGAGAAAGATGTGATGATACTGATGGTGAATGTTATTTATTAGTAATTGATGAAAATGGCAAAGAAATAGATGTTGAATGGTAGGAGGTCAAGAAAATGTTAAGAACTAATAACAAAGAAGTAAAAGAAGCAGTTAAGGCTTATGTGTGGGATTGGCTAGAAGGTCAATCGTATGATTGGGAGGTATCAGATAAGAAGGATTTAATTAAATGCTTAGAGTCTGATATTGAAGCAGCTTCAAGCTCTATGGAGTTCAATCCTTATAGCAAGATTGATACATATCTGAATGGTGGAAATATTGAGGCATATATTGAACCATGTAGGAAGTTATTAAAGGAATGGCTAAAAGAGACAGATCAGGAAGCAGAAAGCTATGAAGATAACCAGGTCTGGAACTTATGGAAAAGATTAACAACTAGGGCAATAATTGAAATATTAAGGGGGTAATTATGAAATTCTTAAAAGATTTATCAATTGAACAGTTAGAGGATTATTTGAAAAAATGTTTATTTATTATTGATAACAGCGAAGATATAGCAAAAATTAATGAATATATTAAATATGTTGAGGCTATTAGATATGAACTATTTAAAAGAGGCTTAACAATTGAACAAACTTTAGCAATAAGATATGAGGGGTAAGATAATGAACACATTACAATATTTAAACAATATAGGCATATTTGATGAACATTTTAAAACTTTGGAAGATGTAAGAGGCTTTATATCAGGACTCTCAAAGACTGAAAAATTAATCTATCACAGGCACATTCTGAGGCTTCCTGTAAGCTCATTCAATGAAAAAGATATCAATATCTTAATATATAGCGATTATATTAAGGAATGTAAAAGAATTGCAGCAGAAAGACAACAGGGAAGGGCTGAGGGCTTCAGCTCTTCTCTAGCTCGTGGCTTATTGTGGTTGGCTGTTGGTCTTGCTGTGGTGGTTGTGGTGGCTTTGTTTATTATTTCATTAGATGCATTTATTAAACTATAATGGAGGTTAGAGGCTATATGTATAAATATCAAGATGTAATTATATTAAATAATAACTTACAACCTGAGGAAGTGAAGGGGATATTTAAAAGGTGCAAAGTTGCACTTCCTGATGGTGGGGTAGGGGAGGTTGCACTTCCTGATGGTGGAGTAGGGGAGCTAGAATTGGCTTACATTAAAGCTCAAAAATCAAAATATAAAATGTATGAATTAAGTACTGGATTATTTTGTATTGAAGAAAATTCAATTAAATTATTAGATAATTTATTGGAAGCTGGTTTTGGAATTCGGATTTATGAATCATTAAATTCCCCTCATATGGATAAATACAGGGATAAGATCCTGCAATATAAATATAATAAATTAATTAAAGTAATTAAGAAGGGATTGCATAATGTATAAAGTATTTTGTCTTAACCTGCTTAATATGGCAGAATTTGAAAAAGAATTTGAATTCTATCAAGATTTTATTAAATTTATTCATAAGTGCAAATATTCAAAGAAAATTAAAATAAAAGGCTGGTGTAAATATTAACCAGCCTATCTTATTTCATAAGCTCCCCCATCATATTGAAGGAATAGAACTGCTCCAGCATTTTCAACTGTAATTGTTACAGTTCGGGATGTTCCCACAGATCCTGTAGACATACTATAATTAAAGCTTACTGTTTTTGTTGTGGTATAGCTTGTCTTAGATTCCCTATAATATCTAAGTGTTATTGATTTTGTAGCTCTTTGATAGGTGAAATCCCCCTCAGTGTAAGTTTCATAATTCCAGTTAGTCTCACTCACTAGATCTAATCCAGGATAAGATATTCCACCTGAGATGGTTTCATCTTCAGGGATATATTCCATTGTCAGATTAAAGCTGAAGGTTGTTGATTGTTCCCCTCTAGCTATTTCAGTTTGTATTGAACCAGGTGTTACTGTTAGTCTTGGTCTTTCTGGTTGAGGTTCAGCTTGATATCTTAAAACATATTTAGGTTTATTACCTCCAGAGCTTTCAGATGATTCTGTACTTAATCTTGTGTAGTGATAGAATCTATATCTAAGATAAGAACTACTTTGAAAATAATCTGATATAGCTTGATAAGATAATGATGTATTTCTATAAGTCCACCATGAACTTGATTGATAAGGATTAGTTCCATCTTCTTCAATCGTTGCCACATGGTTATCTTCTACATAATCCCCTTCTGAATCTAGATGTGTATTTCCACTCCATTCAACAATATCACCTGCATATAATTGCATTCCTGATTCATAGTCTAGTAATTCCCATCCCTCAGCAGTATTAACATAATTATGCCATCTGTTAGCATTTCTAAAGCTAGTAACAGGAGCTGGATATCCATTTTCTATAGCTCTACCATAACAAAGAGTGGTACAGTTAGCTAATACTAGATCAGGATCACTTGCTCCTGGATTTGGTGGATAATCCCAATAATACTCTGATGCACTTGATTCATATAGAAAATGAGATCTATCTGATTGTGGTATCCATGCCATATTGCCTCCTATCTAAAAAGAATTAGATATTATCTAACTCTTTCATTATTTGATTAATAGATCTAGATGTTCCTTCAATTGAAGCTAGTAGATAGTCATGAATCAGATTATACATTTCAGATGTTTTATCAGTTTCATAATTATCTGAATGATAGTAAACTTCTTCAACATTAGCAACATAACCATCTTTAACTTTGAACCATCTATAACCATCTATTTCTTGTGTTATATCAAAGACTTCATGAACTGTATTTTGATTAAGAATCCTAATAATATCAGCACTAAGTCCAGGTTCAGATCTAAGCTTCATTTTGCAAGTTAGATATATTTTATTCATTTGGTAATTGCCTCAATTCTTGAATTGCAATTATACTATCCCATACTATAGTATCAGTTCCTTTTAGAACATTAAATTTTTGCTTAGCCTCAGCAATTGTATCAGCTATGATACTTAAATTAAATGGTGATGTGTTATTTAATTGAGAATCAGCATTGTAACATTTAATAATAAAGTTATACATCCTTCTTTTTACCCCCTTTTCCCTTTGTTTTAGAGACTTTTTCTAAAACAGGAGTATTTATATCACTTTTCTTTAAATCCTTTGTAGAATAACATTCTGTAATTCTATAAATAGGATTACCATTAATCATATGTATTGTTGTTTTTAACTCACTCATTGTTTAGCCTCCAATACTGTTACTCTAGTCTCTAAATGAGCTAGATCTGTTTTAATTTTACCTATTTCAACAACTTGTTTATCAAGATTATCCAGCCTGTAGTTAGTGAGTGTAGCATATGATAATACACCCACTAGAGCACTAATTACAGGTGATAAAGCTTGAATCCATTCTAGCATCATCCTTTGACCTCAACAGATGAATCTTTTGGAATAATATCTTTATCTTCTAGATATTTCTTACTTGATTCATTTAAGAAGTAAGCTAAGAATGTTGCTCCAGCTGAGAATGTTATTGATAAAGCTTTATATTGAGGGATATTCCATGCTTCACCAACAGTAAGAATAAAAGCTGAAGCTCCAGATAATATAGGTAAAATTATTCTTTTAAGAAAATCATAAGTTTTGCTATCCATTAGTTACCTCCATGAACTATAAGTTCATATTCTTCTTCAGTAATGATGCCTTTTTCTACAGCTAGATGAACTTGTTCAACAGTCCATAATCCTTTTTCATAAAAGTATTTAATTTTTTCAAACATTTTAGAATGCATATTACACCTCCAATAAAGTATCTGTAGCTAATGCAGTAAAGATAGATTGTGCTTCTATCTGATCTAGTCTAGAAGGTTTAGAAGCTTCTTCTTGTTCTTTTTTGATTTGTTCAGCTTTCTTTTCTTGATCAAGTATTAAATTATTATCTTTTAAGTAATAACAAAATAAATAATCAAATTCAAAATTGTTTTCATCAATTTCATAGTTGCCATTAGAATCTGTAATAAATATTTTAATATAGTTGTTTTCATCAAAAGTTATTTTTGCTTTCATATTGTCCTCCTATATTGGTAATGCTACATTAAAGAATAAATATGTTGCGTTATCAAAAGTTATACTGTTGTTCATTACAATAGTTCCATTAGTTAGCCATTTAGCTATATATAAACTTGGTCCTGCGGAAGTGTAATTAAAGAATGCAAAATATCTAGGTGCACTAGGTTTAACATCAGTTGTAAAGATAACAGTTGAATTAGCTGTATATGTTTTAACATTAGTAATAATATATCCATCTAGAAAAACTACATCACCCTGTTGCTTTGCAACTATATTTGAGTTAGAGACATCACCGATTATTATTGATGGAGTACTAATGTTTGACAATTTTTCCCAACTGCTCCAAGTACCATTATTATAATTTCTTACATAGAATTCATTTGCATTATATGGTGTAAATATTTGTGTACAATAAGAGCCTTCTTTTCTAGCGATTACACAAAGTTCTCCACTTGCATTTACTCCACTTGGTCCATTAGTTGTTGTTGTAACATAGCCTAGGAAGTTGTATGTAATGTTATTTAAGTCTGGTCTTTGTAGTGTAGCGAATTGGTTAGATATTGTATTATCTGTAATATCAATTCCTGTTCCTGCTGTTAGTACATCTTGTAATGTTATATTTCCTTCACCTACTAAAGATTGAGAGTTGATAGTTTTAAAAGCAATATTTCCTGTTCCAAATATAGATTCAGAACCTACTGTTTTAAAAGGAATATTTTCTGAACCTATCAATGATTGACCATTTAAGGTTTTTAAAGGAATATTACCTTCACCTAACAAAGGTATTTCATTTAAAGTTTTAATATCTGAACCTGATACTAAAACATCTTGTTTTGTTTCATCTAATATTCTACCCTGATTAGCTGATAAAGGAAGATTTGTATCTTCAGAAATTAGATCATCTATAACATCATTCTGAAATAAAATAGTTTCATCTTTTGCTTGTATTCCTAAAGTATCTAAAGTATTATTTCCAGATTGTAATGTATGCCCATTAATCTGAGGTTTATTTGAGACATTAGGATAATCTATACCAACTGTTCCAGATGCAGAAATTGTCTTACCATCAGGCGAAATAACAATATTTTGACCTGCAATTAATTTTTCTTGAAGATCTAGATTACCAGCACTAAGTATTGATTCAGAATTAATTGTTTTGATATTTTCACCTGAAATTAATACATTTTGTTTTTCAGCTTCTATCTGATCAATAATAGCTTGTAGTTCCTCACCTGTAGTCCAGTCTGAAGTAGTTATGTATTCTTTTAAATCATAAAGAAATGAACCAATTAAAGATAATTGTTCATAATAAGATAATCCTTCACCAAATAAATAGGTATTTTGATTGTAAGGATTAGACTTGCAATCTTTGAACCAATTTAAGAAGTTTTGGTATTTTTGTGAATTAAATGGATTGTTAGCCATATCTTTCCTCCTTAATATATTAGATAAAATAAATCTTTTAATTCATCTACTATCATTTTTTCTATATTCAGTATAACATCCTGATAATCCTTAATCAATTGAGCATTATTCATTTTAGATAGATTACCTTTGATATCTCTAACCATCTGATCTAATTTAGTTTCATTAGCTGTATCAGATGATGTATATTCTGATGAATCATTTCTTGATGCACTTGTTTTATCTTCATCTGAGCTTGTGGTAGAAGAACCATAATTATTATCATTCTCAGATGTATTAACTTGCATTGTACTTAAATAATTAAGTTGAATATCATCGCCAGAATCTATAGCTGATGCCATAGCTTGTGGAGTGTTAGAGAATTTACTTACATCTTTTGAAGATGTATTATCATTTCCAATTGTATTAGAATCAGAAATAGACTTACTAGAAGTGTCTGAAGTAGAATCAGTTTTACTAGTTGATTCATTAGTTCTTAGTGTAGACTTATCAGATGTAAAGTCTTTTGTTTCTTTAACATGATAAGGATTAAGAAGATCAGAAGCAATTAGTTTAACTTGTGCATCATACAAAGCTTTATATTTTGGCATAATATCTTGCATTCTATCTTTTAAGAATAGAACCCATCTAGCAACAGAATCAACACAGATGTTTCTTGTGTAATAAGATTCCAATATATGCTTTTCTAGTGCTTTCTTATCAGAGACATCACCATAATAAGGATAATCAAAATCAAATATCTCAGGAACAGCTTCTTCAATTTTAGTATTAATTTTACTTAAAGCTGTTTTCCAATTTCCTAAAGACATCTTTTCAATTTCTTCATCAGGATGTTTATCTCTATAGATCTGATCTACTATATCAGATACTTTTACTGTATAATCACTCATTATTATCCTCCTTTTCTTCTATATTATCTTGTTGAACTTCAGATAAATATTGTGGAGTTTCTACCTTCATATTTAGATTGAACATTTTATTAATTTCATCTATAGCTTCTTGTCTTGTAGACATCCACATTTCTCTATTAATTGCTACTTGTTGCATCATGGCATTCATTTCACCTGATATCATTCTTTCTCTTTTTTCAACTGATCCAGAAATACCAAAGATATTAAAGAATTCATTTACAACAGTTTCTTTTTGTTTTTGAAGATTCAATATTTCACTAGCTGAGACATTAAAATCCATGGTTTGTACTGATGATTCTGAAAATAAATCCTTATCAGGAAATATAACATAATAATCATCATCATATTGTCTCATTAATGTTTCTACAGAATTTTTCATTTGTTCAGTAGTTTTCATCATTAAAGGATGCTTCATAGCTCTAGTATTCATCTTAATAGCTAAATCTATATCAGATAATTTATCAGCATATTCATTAATATATTCTAAAGCTGATGTTCTGGTTCTATTGGCATAAATCAATACACAGTCTTGATGAACAGTATATTCTGGAAAGATAATTTCTGTAGTTTTCCCAATAGGTTTAGCTCTAGTAGGATATCCATAAACATCAAGTCCAGTTATAGCACCTGGAAGACAAAAATATTTTCCTAAAGCTTCATCATAGAAGAATATTCCAAAAGCTCCAAGCATGATCTCTTTTTCCATCTGAGCCTCATTAATCTCACCAGGTAGTCCAGGATATTTGAACATATTAACAGCTAAGTTAGTAAGTCTCATAACCCAGTATTTGTACAGATAATTTTTTGTAATAAATTTCTTTTTTTGTTTACTTGCCATAATATATTACCTTTCATTATTAGTTCTACTATAATCACCGATATAATCACCATGCCATAGTGTAATACCTTTCATAAAGATATCTCTAATTTTCATTAAATCATCCATAGGTATATCGCCATAGACATTAGGTTCAGTCATTTTAATGTAATTCCAGCTAGTTCTAGTATGGAATGCTGGTACTTCTAACTTATTAACTTTATATCCATATTGCTTGAAATAAGATGTTAGTTTATCAGCATATTCTGGAGTAATTGTTTTCTTCAATAAATATATAGCATAAGTATCATTAGCATAGTTGAACATATAATCACCACCTAAAGATCTTGAAGATGGTGGTATTTGTTGTGCATCTTGTTTTTTAGCTAATATATTGCCTACAGCTATAGCATAATCTGTATGAGCAGATCTAAGACTACTTAATTTATTTGTTCTTGCAACTTGCATAGCTGTATCATAATTAAGCATTGCAGAAGCAATATCAGTAACACCTGATATCATTTGTCCTGCACCTCTACCAGCTTCTAAAGGATTAAGAACAGCTTGAAGTCCTCCTGAAGCCATATTTCCTAAGCCCTGAAGTCCACCTGCAATTGCTGTATTCATAGCTGAATGTGTAGCTGTAGAATATCTTTCACCAAGATCAACTAGATCTGTCTGTTCTCTTAATTTAGCATTACTTTCAGCAACTCTAATTGAATTAGAATTAGATTGTAAATAAGAAGCTGTATAATCATCAATAATAGGAACATTATTGTTACTGCCATCATTTAAGCCATGTTCTAAATAATAGTTATTTAAAGCATATCTAGACATATAATCTTTAATTACATATGTAACTTTATTGATAAATGATACAGTTCCAAATACACCAATCTTAATATCATAATCAGAAGCACTACTATTAGTATGAGCTATATATTCCATTTTAATTGGCATAGCTTCACCTCTTTTAGTTGTTAGTTCCATGAATGAGTAAGGATACATTAATAACTTTGATTCTTCATAATTTGGAAAGTTATCATATATTTTTTCTGATGTTGTTAGATCAACTCTTTCTAAATAATCATTACCAGCTGAAATAACAGGTACAAAAGTGCAGACATAATTACTACCTGTAGCCATAGTCATAGGTAATATTGCTGTAGTAGAACTAAAATCATAAACATCAACAGTAGAAGATTGTGTTGTTTTTGTATAAGTAAGTCCATTTAAAGGTAGTACAGGATAAATAACAGCAGAGACTAAAGAATTTACCCATGATGTATTTGTTGCAAAAATATGTAAAACTTCTCTAGCAGAAAGTAATTCAAATCTTTGTGATGTATTCCAATAGTATTTATTATTTTTTCTTTGATTCATGGTAATAGGTACAAACATATAAGTAATTCCTGAAGGCATATTTCCTACAGCATTACTATTAGCATTAAATCCTTTTGTTACTCCACATACTAACCATGCAACATCTGGAACTTGTTCAAATTTAATTTCTTTAATAGTGTCATATACAGAACCATAATCTAATCCTTCTAGTTCAGTATTCATTACAGGCATTCTTCTATTATTTACAGTTAGATCTAGCCATCTTCTGGTATGTTCTCTTTCAATAAAACTTTGTTTCCATTCCATATTGAATAAGAATGTTTGATAAACATCTAATTCATATCTGATATTGCTGACACCAGGATTAACATAATCAATACCTAAAACAAAAGCATAATACCATTTATTAGAATATTGTGGATTCTGCCATCTGAGATATTTAACATTAGCGATAGTATCAGCTTGATATCCAATTTGAATAGTGCCTAAATTTTTTCTTTGGTAAGTACCATTTTCTAAAGTATGAGTTACCTTAGATGCAAAGAAATTATTTTGAGCTGTTACATTTTCAAAATAATATTGATGAGTATATGATAAATCAATATCTACATCAGATATCAATTCAATTCTTCCTTCAGGTTGAAATATAGCCATAGAATACCTCCTACTATAATTTATTATAACAAAATAAAAAGACTAGTAAATACTAGCCTTTTTATGCAAAGAAGGTCAATCAATTAAGCAACAGTAATTTCTTTTGTTGCAGTAACTGTATCTTTAACTACAGATGTAGCCTTAATTGTTAGTGTTTCACCTGAGAATTTAGGTGATACAACTAAGTTACCATTTTGGTTGATTGAAGCATATTGAGGATTACCTACAATTTCCCAAATTACAGCTTGTGAAGATACAGCACCTTCACCTGTAACTGTAGCTTTATAGTTATAAACAGCACCATCTTTTGTAATAGAAGCTTCACCTGCAATAGCAACAGTTGTAGGATCACCAATTTCACCAGTAACAAATGCAACAGCATTGTAGAAAGGTGATAAAGCCATAATACCTTGATGATGGTAGTAATAGTTAGTTGTTAAGTGTCTAGCATTTAATCCTGTAGAAGTAATATCTTTATAAGTATCATAAATTTGGAAGAATGCTTTATCTACTAATAATGCTTGAACATTATCCATTCCAGGGAATCCAGGAACTTCAACAACATTACCCATAAATTCAGCTTTTTCCATGTTGAATGCCTTAGCTAATACATCAACATCTAGAACAGCATTAGTTTCAGGAGTTACTAGAACATATAAATCTTCAGGTCTAGCCCAGTTTAGAACACCCTTAGCATTGAAGCTTCTTGAAGGGAATCTCATAGACTTAACTAAAGATCTGATAGCCTTAACTAAAGTCTTAGCTGAAGTTTCATCAGTAACTGCTGTAACTGGTACTTGATAATATAAATTTTGACTATCTACATTAGCATAGTTACCTAATAATTTCATAGTTAGAGTGAAATCATCAATTTCATCACCATTGTATAGTTGTCTCATTAATCCAGCCATGAATTTATCTAATTCTCTGTAAGACATGAAAGCTCTTCTAATTACTCTTTCATTTACAGTCAATGGATAAACTGTTTCCCTGTTGATCTTGTAGAATACTACATCAACATCAGGTTTAAATGTTGCCCATTGATCACCTGGATTGTCATTAGGTACTTCTTCTTCATATAAGAAGCCCTTAATAGGTTGAATGTAAACATCTTCAATAGTATCACCAAATTCCATCCATCCTTTGTAGAACATTTTTAAAGGTGATTCAAATGAATTGTAGTTTACATTTACTAAGCCAATGTGATTGATAAGTGAATATAAAAATTCATTAGCACCTGGCTTATAGTTCATTAAAGCATTACCAAAGTTTGCTAAATCAGCATCTGTATCGAATAATCCTTCAATTCTGTTTTGGAAATCAGAGTTCATATCAGCATATGTAGCTTTTAATACATCTTGCCATGTAGTACCCTGAGCTAATCCATTTAAAGTATCTGCCATTTCTTTTTTCCTCCTAATTTTAGTTTCTATTTTGATATTCAGGTAGAATTAATTGATCAAAAGTTTTTACTGGTTCATCATCAGAATCAGAATTTTTATCTTCATCTTCTGATGGTTTACCTTTTGGATTAGAGAATAGCTTATCAACAATTCTGTTCTTCAATTCTTCATGTTCCTTATTTCTTTTTTCAAGTTCATCTTTTAAAGATTGAATTTCAGTGTCTTTAGCATTCACTTCATCAATTACAGCTTGTAGATCTTCAGCAGAATATTTTGATTCTTCTGATGTATCTGTAGCTAGTCCAGTCATAAACTCTTTAAATTTTGATTCCATACCTTACCTCCATTTTATTAAATACTTTCTAATAAATCAATATTAAGTGCCTTATAGAATTCATCTATAGTCTTGAATCCTAATACAGTTGCAAATACCTTAGCATTACATACATGAATAGTCCTGACATCAAATTGATTGTTACAAATGGCATATATTCTTGAATTAGAATATCTAGCTTTCTTAGAAAAACTATAAACAGATAACCCTTTCTTTTCAATTAATGCTTTAAATAATTCACCTGTACTTTTAACTTTTTTCATACATCCTCCTTATCTAATTCCCAAAACTGTTAGTAAATCATACATATCATTTCTGATATAAACATCCTCATAGAATAAATATCCATTGGAGAATGCTCTTTTAATTTCTGTATTCACTCTGAGCTTTTTATCTGTAATAATCATCATATTAGGTTTATAGTCTTTAGTTGTGTAACATATTGTAGTTACATCATTGTTTGTTTTATTAGAGACTATTAACTCAAAGTCTTCTTGATTGAACCATACACCATACTTTTTATCTTTCCATTGAATATTAAATTGTAGTATTCCATTTTTAGGTCTAGGTTTAATGAAATCATCTGTAGCATCTTCAAATTTATTTTGTAATGCCATTTCATCATACATAGTACCTTTAACCATCTTGGCAAATTTACTCTGAGATCTCATTTCAATAAATTTCTCATTATCATAAACATTCAATAATACAGTACCATCCTGAGTTACCTGGAAGCCTGATTCCATTGGAGTAAATTTAAAGAAGGTAAAATAAGGATTACTCCAACTTATAGCATTAGCTAGACATAAACATCTACAGCCTTCTCTATGCCTGAATACTGTATCCATAAAAGAATAAAGTTTAATAGGTTCATTAGGTAAATAGTGCTGATATCCTTTTTCAATAATAAATTCATCAAAAATAATTGTGTCATAATCTGAATAGACTGTACCTTTTTTAGATTGCTGAACTGTTAGATACATAGCTTGTCCACAATGCACTCCATCAATATAAAATTGTCTACCTTTAACAGCAAATTCATGATTCTTCACTTTAGGATCATCTTGAATCTGAACAAAGAAATTAGCTAAATCATCACCATTTACTTCTTCTTTAAATCTTCTTAAATAGATAAACTTTTTACCTGTTTTAAGAAAGTGATTCACACACCATACTTTACATCCATAAGTTTTACCAACACCTCTAAATCCAACTATAAAGCTTAGAAGTGCATTGAAAGATAATACTTTATCAGGATTGAACCAAATATCCTTATCCTGACTAACAACTTCTTTTTTACTCATAATAAATCTTCATTCTTAACTAGTTTAAATATAAGTGATTCCAAAGTATGATCATGAACCTTAACTATTTCTGTAAATGGAATAGGAATTTCAATCTCATTGTTTTGTGAATCTCTGAATTTAAGCCATATAGCATCATCTCTAAATTCAGGTTCTCTAGCCCATTTAACCTTATTTGAATAACATAATATTTGTCCTATTACAATACAAATTTTTTCATATAAATCTTTCACAATTTACCTCCTATATCATTTTACAATATCATATTATAAAAAGAAAGCCTATCAAAGTTTGACAGGCATTTCTTATTGAAAGGATGCAGATCGCAATGAACATAAGCCTACTGTACCACCAGTAATATAAGTATGAGGTTACAAGCCTTGGTGACAATACTTATACTTTTAACTTATTACTTTCAAAGCACCTACACTTTTATTATAACAAATGCCTTATCATTCAACAATTTTATTAATCTCAAAATCTTTAATCGTAAATTCAGTATCTTCTAAGATTACACCTCCTGGAACATTTTTAGGTATTAATTTACCTGATTCAGTAAATCCAGCCTTAAAATTATCAAAGGTAACTTTTTCTTTAATACGATCAGGCATACCAGCACATTTAACATTCAGATGATAATATTTATTACCTCTTTTATAAATCAAAGCTGAAGGTTCTTTACTCTTTTTATTTTCTAAATACTTTTCTCTAGTAGTAAGTTCTTCTTCAACATAAGACTTAGCTTTTAGAAATCTACCTCTTTCAAAGTTAGATTCATTTTTCCAATATCCTAATTTTTTATCATCTATTACTTTAGACATTTCTTCAGGTTCATAATCACCATCTAAATGAACAGAATCTGTATCAGCATAAATGAATCTATCATATTCCATCTGAGCTGTCCTGATCGTTTTATTTCTTGCATATGCTGTGCAAAATATCCCTACTGGAATATAAACAGCATCTTTGGTATATTTCTTCTGAACTATATACTTAACTGCATCATCTTCAACTACAGGAATTTTTTCAATAATATCTGGTGATGTAGCAAATTTACCATATAAATTATTAAGCATAAGTTTAGCTAATTGTTTAATAGCTCCAGAAGAATTTTCTTTAACTTTATACCAGGTATCAATATAATCATCAAACATACCCTGCATAGCTTCAAAACACCAATAACAAATCCAATCAATATTCCATACATCATAATGTTCAAAGAATAAATCTAAATCTACATTACATAAAGTTAGATCAACAATGCCTTCAGAATCAACTAGATATTCATTGCCATTGTAATAAAGTGAATTTTTAACTTGAATCATAGGCAAATATCCTTTTTTAAGTTTAAATTCACAACTAAATTTCTGAACATACAAAGGTCTGGATGCATCCTTCTTGTATTTACCATAATCAAATCTAGGAAGTCCTATAGGATATAAATTTTCTTTAGCCCTCATAGCCCATGGATATAAACTATTAACATCATAAACTTTACCCTTTTTAATATCTTTATTCTGATATTTAGGATTAACATATACCCAACCACCCCTATAAGCTTTTCTTAATAGATGGTCTGTTTCAGGATCAATAATAGGAAATCTTCTTTTAAATTCAGATTCACCTATCATTTTCTTATATGAACTTAAAGCATCTGAACCTATAGTCATTTTAGTAAGTCCCTGATCAAATTGAATAGCTAATGCTCTAGCCATAATCTCAACATCATTTCTAAGATAATCTTTTTCATCCTTAGTAAATATATGCCCTCTTTCTCTAGGAGCTAAATAATCCATTTTAAGCTTCTGAATAGGAAGCTGAAAATCCTTAGCTATCTTTTTAACAGTAAATGGCAATTTCTTTAATGAATCATAAAATACTACTTTCTGATAATAGTGCCTTTTACCCCATGTTTTACGATTAAAACATACTTCCATTTTATATATCTGATTATCACCATTAATTAGAGTATTAAAAGTTAGTGCTTTTAAATTATCACTATCTACATATCTGAATCCTGTTTTCAACAAATACCAAATTATAAACTGACTATCAAATCTTAAATTATGGAAATATATCTCACAATTAGCTAATTCTCTTACTTTATTAATAAAGCTAACAATATCATTTCCATAATAAATCTCATTAAGATTATTGATACTACAAATAGCCCATGCCCATACCCTGCAATCATTAGGATCTGGAGTAGTCTCAAAATCGGCAGTATATTTAATCTTCATCCAAGATATCTCTAAATTGTTTATATTTTGGATCTTGCCTGAAAGCTTTTATTTCACTTTTAATCTGTTCTCTTTTTAATTTTTCATCAATTTGTGAATATATAAAATCAAAATCAAATACACCAGATAAATAGAATAATCCTAAAAAATCAACTGCATCAATATTTTCTTCTTTTAATAATTTCTTGATACTATTAGCAAAATAAGTGCTAGTTTTATCAGCTAAGCCTTTTAACCAGTTTTTCTCTAGATTCTGAATCCTGGTATGAGTTGTATCTACAGCTCTACCTTTCATTTTTGTATATTCACTTTTAAATCTTTCAGGAGTAAAAATATAATCTCTATATTGACCTTTTCCTACCTCGCCTATAGGACTTTTTCTACCTCTGATAAAGATTCTATATCCATAAAAGTCAGAAGACTTTGTAACAGTAGCATTATAAATATTAGACTTTTCTTTGATTAATTTATCATCAACTTGTCTATAATAACTATAACCACCTACTGATTCTATTGCCTTAGCAACTTTCTTTCTAAATCTATTCTCAGCTTTAATTTCTTCTACTGCACTTTTAAACACAGTTGAAGGCATATATACAGGAACTTCTTTACCACCTTCAATTGTAGTACCTAAATTCTTCATATGATATTTTCTAGACAAAAATTCATTTAAAGTATTTAATTGCTGTTTAGCTGATTGTCTTGTCATTTCATCAGGAAGATTAAGCATCCTTTTATCAAATCCAAAATCAGATACATCAACATCAGGATCTTTTAATTTAATATTATGAAGCTTTCTTTCTACCTTCTTTAATGTTTCATCTAACTCTTTATATAGTTTTGAATTTTTACTCAATTGTGCCATATTTACACTCCAATATTTCTAATCTAGCAATAACTCTAGATAATATGTGCTGATACTGTTTATTTGTAATATAACTAAATAATAAATCCTGTTCAGCTTGTTTTACTTGTTGTCTTAAAAATAGTAAATCTTGAATATCCTGTTCCTTACTTTGATTCCACATTGCTTAACCTCCTAATCTCTATATTTCTCAATAATTGAATTAGCTTCTATTTTAACTAAATTCTGATCTATTAATTTCATAGCCTCAGCTAATGTTACCTGGATGCCTTTAATATAACCTTCATTAAATTGCTCTAATTTAGATTCGTAATGATCAGATGTATGAAATTTCTTCACAAAATCCATCTCTTTAGTCATTATTTCTACTAACTGCATATATAATTCTAAATCAGTCATATAAATCCTCACTTTCTAAATAAAAGAAAACATAATCAGGACTATCACAAAAATTTATTAAATCACCTATAGATGCTCCAGCAACACGATTAATATATTCACTTTCAATATCAAAATAATATACAATATGCATATTATTAACTAATTCAACTATCTTTACTGGATCTGCTTCTAATGGAACTATCTTTATCATTACTCCTCCTTATTTTAACAATATCATTAAAGTCTATTTCTAACCATTCTTCCAGAAAAACTTTTATCAGATATACAGTACCTAATATCAGTAATAGAATTGCTAATATAGCAAATATACCAAACAAAAATAACATTATATTACCTATTATATTAAGCATTTTCTTCACCTACTATTCCATTTTACTTAACATCAACTAATACCTTAATTGATAAGATTACATATCCATCCTGGAGTCCATCATATCCTCTAAGAATTGATGTTACCTGTACTAATGCATATTCATCATTAAGGTATTGTTTCTTATTTTTATCATAAGCTCTGAGAACTAAAATATCATTGACTTCATATGTTACATCATCTTCTTTTCTTAGTTCAAATGTTTTTAATCCAAGTATTATATCTCTTAAATATTGTGGATCTATTTTCTTTTCAATTACTTTCATTAATCAGTTATGCCTCCTTTTAAGAAGGGATGGAATTAACCATCCCTTTATAATTATTCAGCAAATGGATATCCCAAATCTTCAATCTTTTCTGCTGACATCTCTTTTCTTTCCCATTTACCATCTTTTTGAGCTGGTGGAATAGATTGAGATAATTTAATTTCTTCACCATTTACAGGAAGACTTACAATGAATCCTGTACGATCAGAATTAACTCTAACTAATTTACTAGAGATCATGAATGTAATATCATCATGTTCTGCTAAAGCAAATGCTAGAGAACACTTACCAGAATCTGAATTATAGATCATAGTAAGTTTGCTAGAAGGGATAAGAATTCTTTTCCATTCTACCTTTGGTGCTGAAGTTTCAGCTTTGTTAGTTTTTTCAGTTTTTAATGCCATATTTATTCCTCCTTATATTATTGGCTGTCTACCTGATCTAACTACAGGTGACAACATTATACTATCGCATTTTAATATCATTGTCAAATGTGAATTTAATGTTATTTCTAATAACAAAATTATTACATCAAATTATGTTGTGTTATTTTTAATAACATAGTGTGATGTTTGTAATCTGTTGGTATAAGCACGAGTACCCATTCAGTAAATGGATACCAGTACCCGTTAGTGAGTACCCGTTGCGATAACGAGTACCCTTATCAGATGGTGAATAGTGTATTGTGCCCACAACAACACTACTCC